GTTGGCACAGGCATGGTAGGAGCACCTGCTTGTGGTGATGTAATGAAATTGCAAATCAAAGTCAAGGATGGAGTAATAACCGATGCCAGGTTCAAAACATACGGATGCGGTAGTGCAATTGCCTCATCCTCTCTTGTTACCGAGTGGGTTAAAGGACGAACGCTTGACCAAGCCGCAGCTCTTAAAAATTCAGAGATTGCTGAAGAACTCGCACTGCCACCAGTCAAGATTCATTGTTCTATTCTTGCTGAAGATGCTATACGAGCAGCCGTAGAAGACTATCGTAAAAAGCATGATCTCGTTAACTGACACAGCACGTAACAGAATCAAACGACTAATTGAACTCAAAGGCTATGCTGGCATACGTCTGGGAGTAAAAACCACAGGCTGTTCAGGTCTAGCTTATGTGCTGGAATATGTCAAAGAATATGAACCTGACACGAACACCATAAACTATGCTCAAAACGAGTTTTGTGTGCTGGTTGACAAAAAGTCTGATGTGTACCTGCGCGGAACACAAGTAGACTATGTACGCCAAGGTCTTAACGAAGGCTTTGAATTCTCCAACCCCAATGAACGTGACCGTTGTGGTTGCGGAGAAAGTTTTAGAGTTTGACATTGTACAATCCAAAATTTAATTATCAGCCTATTCCCCGAGAAAACGTCAATGGACGCAGAATGTATGCCACACCTGATGGTAAAAAGTTACCGTCGGTGACAACAATACTTGACGCTACCAAAAGTGAAGAAAGCAAACGAGCCCTGCAGAACTGGCGAGCTCGGGTGGGCACAGAACAAGCGCAGGCCATCACCACAGAAGCAGCCAATCGTGGCACACGCATGCACACGTATCTTGAGCAGTATGTTCGAGATGGTGCAATCAAGGAACGTGGCACAAATCCTTTCTCATGGGCCAGCCATGCCATGGCACACACAGTGGTAGAACACGGTTTGAAGAATGTGAGTGAGTTCTGGGGCATTGAAGTCCCGTTGTATTTCCCCCAGGTATACGCAGGCACCACAGATGGTGCAGGCATACATTTGAATGAAGAAGCCATACTGGACTACAAGCAAACCAACAAGCCTAAAAAACGCGAATGGATTGATGATTACTTTGTGCAGTTGTGTGCCTATGCTGAAGCACACAATGAACTGCACGGCACACGAATCCAAAAAGGCGTGATCTTGATGTGTGTCAAGCCCGAACTAGACGAGCAAATGAACATGATCACGCCGCCGGAATACCAAGAATTTGTGTTAGAAGGTCGTGAGTTTGAGCATTATCGTGACTTATGGTGGAAAAAGGTCGAACAGTATTACTTGCTAAATATGTGATACCCAAAGGAATCACACAGTGGCAATTGTACAAATATCCCGAATCACCGCCCGCAAGGGTTTACAAATAGATTTACCGCAACCCTTGGCCGGTGCTGAACTGGGTTGGGCCATAGATGATCGCAGACTGTTCATTGGCAACGGCACACTGGATGAAGGTGCACCAGTAATAGGCAACACTGAAATCTTAACAGAATTTTCTGATGTGCTTGACTATGCCAATCAATATGTGTATCGCGGCGAAGCTGCTGGTTACACAGTTCAAACTGGCGCCACAGCTGGACAATCTGTCAGCCAAAGTTTGCAAAGTCGTCTAGACAGTTTTGTTGTGGTAACGGATTTTGGAGCCACAGGCAATGGAACAACTGATGACACAGCAGCCATTAACCGAGCACTGTATCAACTGTACTGTGTACAGAGCAACTCACAGGTGCGCCGCAGCCTGTATTTTCCAGCCGGTACTTATCGGGTCTCAAATACCATTTTAATTCCTTCCTATGCCAGATTATACGGCGACGGAGCCGACAGCTCTATCATCAACTTTACGGTACAAAACTGGACTGTTAACACTGCCTACGGCCTAGGCGTGCTGGTGTATTACATACCTGGGAACGCCTACTACCGCAGTGTGGCCGCGGTGCCGGCCACTGGAATAGACATCAGCAATACACTTTTTTGGCAACTCAGTGTCGGGGGAATCAATGGTTTGCCCGCCTATGTGGTGCGTACTGCTGACAGCCTGCAACAAACCAGTACCAACATTGGCGTGGGCGGTGCCACGCCGCCTACCAACATTCAAGTATCTGGTCTGGCCATACACACTGATCAAATACACGATGCTGTGCTGATGGAAGATGTAACCAATTCGTTTTTTGACAGCATGGACATTGTGGGACCATTGGGAATCACTGATCTCAACGTGGCCACCGACAACACAGCCGCTGTGAGATGGTCCAGCACTGTCAGTTTGATTTGTCAACATGTCAATTGGACCAACTGCAGATTCACAGGATTTACCTACGGCACCAACACAGATCAACAAATCCAAGGCTGCACCATCAACAACAGTCAATTTGATACCTTGTATCAGGGTGTGGTGTTGGGCGATGCCGCGCCAGTCAATGGCGGCCCTACCGGTGTCAAGTTGTTGCACAATGTGTTTGATGATATCTACAATGAAGGCATTGTGATTGCTTCTGTGAGTTTGAATGCATCAGGTTACAACATGTTTTATGATGTGGCCAACCACTTCAATGGCACAGCCAGTCCTGCTGCACCAGTCATCAACATCAATGCTGATAACAATGTCAGCATTGGTGACATGTTCCAGCGCACCACAGCATTGAGTGCAACATATCCCAGAATCAAACTGTTCAATTCTTCGACCAGTTCTATTCCTGTCAGCATAGGTATTGACAATGCTGCACAATTACAGTTGGGCAGTTATGTGCGTGAGACTGGCACACAAGCCACTATCACAGCTGGTGCCAGCAACACCGTGATTGTGTCTATCAGTTCTGTGTATGTCAAAGCATTCCGCATGGAGTACACGCTGGTGAGAGAAACGTCAGTGCGTACTGGCACAATCACAGTGGTCAATGATGCAGATGATTCTGCTGGTGACGGGTTTTCGTACACAGATGATTTTGTGCAAAATTCTGACACTGATGTGGAATTAACAGCAACAGATGTTGCTACAACCATGTCTGTGGTATACACAGCCAGTGCTGGTCGTGGTAATGGAGTATTGTACTACAGCGTGACACATCTGGGTCTGACTTCATAACAACCAATGTGGCCTAGAGATTTTCACGGTCGACTGGAGAGTTGGGCACAGTTAAGACAGCAGTGTTTTAAACTGGATTCTGAGTCTGCTTTATTCCAAATTAATTCTTGGTGGTTTCAAGCACCTTGGACAGCATATCATTTGCACTGGGATGATCAACGGGATTGGCCAGATCCTTGGCAGTTGTTGAGCGACAACATGTATTGTCCGGTTGCACGAGGACTGGGAATAATGTATACTATAGTGATGTTGGATCGATCAGATCTTCAAGATGCTTGCATGATTGAACATCACAGCGACAATTTAGTCCTGGCCTCTCAGGAGAAATATATACTGAATTGGGACGCAGATCAAATTGTAAATATCAAACCGGTGCAGACAAATACTCAACGGCGTGTGAATCAACAACAAATAAAACAAAAAATTCGTTAGGAACAAATGAAAATTATCACAGTTGTAAAGCGCAGCGGGTGCAGAGAACCGCTTGCCTTGGAAAAATGGCAAACTCAAATTGCCAAAGTATGCGCAGGCATAGCAGATGTTAGCCAGAGCATGGTAGAGATCAAAGCACAATTGCATTTTTATGACGGTATTACCACCAAAGAAATTGACGGTATTACTCTACGTGCCATTGTGGATCTGATCGATGTGGAATCAAACCCCGATATTGGGCACACCAACTATCAATACGTGGCAGGCAAACAACGTTTGAGCATGCTACGCAAAGATGTGTATGGCAGTTACGATCCTCCGCACTTGTATGAAATTGTGAAAACAAATGTGGCCACTGGCTTATACACTCCTGAACTCCTGGAATGGTATTCAGAAGATGACTGGAACCGCATGAACGACATAATTGATCATTCCAAGGACGAACAATATTCTTACGCAGCCATTGAACAATTAATAGAGAAGTACTTGGTTAAGAACCGCAGTACAAAACAAACATATGAAACTCCGCAAGTTAGATACATGGTCGCGGCCGCTACTGTATTTCACTCAGAAGAACCGAATTCAGCAAGAATGCGATACATCAAAGAGTATTATAACGCTGCCAGTGATGGTCTTTTTACTCTTGCTACTCCTGTACTCGCTGGCCTTGGTACTCCTACCAAACAGTTTAGTAGCTGTGTTCTTATTCGTAGCGATGACGATCTCGACTCTATTTTTGCCTCTGGGGAAATGATGGCCAAGTATGCCAGCAAGCGAGCAGGCATTGGTTTAGAAATTGGACGACTACGTCCGTTAGGTAGTCCCATCCGTGGCGGTGAGATTATGCACACCGGTATGATACCTTTCCTGAAAAAATGGTTCGGTGATTTACGATCATGTTCACAGGGAGGTATTCGTAATGCAAGTGCTACTGTTTTTTATCCTATTTGGCATCATCAGTTTGATGATCTTATTGTCCTTAAGAACAACCAAGGAACAGAAGAAACCCGAGTGCGTCATATGGATTATGGGGTTGTGCTTAGTGCTTTCTTCTGGAGACGATTTAAAAATCGAGAAAACATAACATTCTTTGACCCCAACGAAGTTCCTGATTTGTACGAAGCCTTTTACAAAGATACAACACTATTTGAAGAACTGTATGTCAAATACGAAAAACAGGGTGGACTTCGAAAGAAAGTAATGGCTGCCGAAGAAGTATTCAAAAGCGGAATTCTTAAAGAGCGCACAGACACAGGACGCATCTATCTTGTGTTCATTGACAATGTGATGAACCAAGGGCCATTCGACCCTGAGTATCACACCATTTACCAGAGTAACTTATGCTGTGAAATACTTTTACCTACTAAGCCCTTTAAACGTTTGGATGACGATAGCGGTCGTATCGCACTTTGCACTTTGGGCTCAATCAATTGGGGTGCGTTCCGTAATCCAGAAGACATGCGCCGTGCTTGCCGTATACTGCATCGTAGCCTCAACAACATTCTTGATTATCAAGACTTTCTTTCCATCCAGTCTAAACTATCCAACGACGAAATCAGACCGCTGGGAATCGGAGTTACCAACCTTGCCTACTGGCACGCCAAACGTGGATTCAACTACGGAGAACGAGACGCCCTGGCTGAAGTCAAGACGTGGATGGAACACCAGGCCTACTACTTGACAGAGATGAGTGTGGAGTTGGCCCGGGAACGTGGTCGTTGTGTAGACTCAGACCGGACACGTTACGGTCAAGGTGTATTTCCCTGGGAACTACGTGCCAACGGTGTCAATGAACTAGCAGACTTCTCTCCAGAACTAAACTGGGAAGGCCTACGCACTGAGATGCGCAGTCATGGTGTACGCAATGCAACTACCATGGCCATTGCTCCGGTTGAGTCTAGCTCGGTTGTTATCAACTCAACCAATGGTATTGAAATGCCCATGAGCTTGATTTCGGTTAAAGAATCCAAAGCAGGGTCGTTGACACAAGTTGTGCCAGAGTATCACAAGTTAAAAAACAAGTATCAACAAATGTGGGCACAAAAGGACTGTGATGGCTACTTGAAGACAGCAGCCGTACTAGCAGCATATGTGGATCAAAGCATATCAACCAATACATTTTACAATCCTGCACACTGGGCTGATCGCAAAGTGCCCACAACCCTGATTGCTAAAAATTTAATGCAAGCACACTACTGGGGACTGAAAACATTCTACTACAGCTTGATCAACAAAGCAGGCAGTAAAATGAAACCCGACGAAGCAGCCGCACCATTGGAACAAATTGATTTTGATGATGTTGAGGACTGCGAGGCTTGCAAGTTATGAACATGCCTGCATTGGCAGTGTTTGGATGCAGCTGGGCCGCTGGTGCCGGAGTGCAGTCAACCGATACATTTGGAGCACGCCTGGCTGTTAAATTATCCACTACCAATTTTACCAATTTGGGTATACACGGATCCAGCAACAGCAGATCAGTATTGCAACTGCTGGACTATGTTCGGCGCACTGACATAGATGTGCAAAAATCAATAGCAGTTTTTTTAATCACTACGCCGGCAAGAGACTGTGTGCTATTGGATTTAAATCCCACTCCTGATGTGAATAGACACATTACTCTTTCCAAGGACCTTGCCGGGTTCAAGGTGGTTGATTTGAGGTCTGGCCAAACTGATGAAGCGTCTCAGAGTTATATAAAATATTTTAGTTCAATTTCTGGGATAGATTTTAATCTACACAAAAACGTGCTGAGTATGCAAGCAATATGTCAACAGTACAAAATACAAGATTACTACATTGTTGGGTGGAGTGATGTTGATCTAAATTTACCAGGTATCAACACTGATAAAATATACCACAAATCTTGTGTGCAACTATTTGGATACAAGGACATGACAGACTATTTGGATGACCTAGATAATCCATCAAACCCATATTTGCGGACCTGTGGCCACCCAAACGAGCTAGGCCATGAATTAATTGCACAAACACTGTGCGACTGGATAACCAAATAATGTATTGGCCCAGTAAATATGCTATAATCAACAAAGCAGGCAGTAAGATGGCAGCAGACAATGAAGCAACCACATCATTGGAAGAAATTGCTTTTGATGATCACTGTGAGGCATGTAAGTTATAAGGAATCACTATGTTAAAAGACAGAAGAGTATTATTAGAACACGATCTCAAAGAGGCACACGACCGTGCCTCAAATATGTATTTGGACATTGTTACCAATGACGGTGATGTTCATAGCATGGAGTATCAACAGGCACGAGATCAAATTTCTAAACTAGAATTTGATCTCAATATGGTTAATCAATTAATTCACAAAGGACATGAATAAGTGCTTGAAAAAGTTTGGGCCCGAGCCACTGGTCATTTGATGGGACACTCCGACAGTGATAAGCCCGATGTGCCTATCTTGACACTGCGCGAAGCCCGAATAGCCTTGTTTTTAAAAACATTCTGGGTTGTAATTCATGTTGTAACCTGTGTGTTCATCATAGCAAATACAATCAGACACTGGAACAATTAAAATGTTAGAAACCTGTTGTGATATATTGGTAGATGCGTACAAACGCAATTGGATAACCAGTAGAGATGGTAACATCTCTATTCGTCATCACGATCGTGATCATTTTTACATCACACCCAGTGGTGTTCGTAAACAAACACTACAGCCAGATCAGTTTAAAAAGATTCGATTGGTTGATCAGGTCAATCCAATTCCACCATTTTTGACAAAGTCCTGGCAGGAAGAATACTACACTGACATCAGTGCTAATCTAACGCCCAGCGGCGAAATACCTCTGCATTTTGGCCTGCAAAAAGAAATGGGACAGCACAGTGCGGATGTTAGAGTTGTGGTTCATGTGCATCCAACCTATTGCATCGCGGCCATGCATGCCGGCATTGATCTAAGCACTATCAGCAATGCGTTTCCAGAACTCAATCGCTATACTCGGGTAGCACCAAATGTAGGTGATGTTGCTCCTATCAGCCAGGCTCTTGCTGATCAGTGTCATTATCGACTGGAATTAGATGACCGTGGTAATGTTGCCTATGACATTGTGGGTATCAAAGGACACGGAGTTGTAGCCATTGACACAAGTCCATGGCGTGCTTACGAGCACATTGAAAGATTAGAACATATTTGTAAAATTGTTCTAGCATCAGGAAAATATTAAAATGTCAAAACAACAATATAACTTAACAACAAAAACTGACTATCTCAATCGCAAGATGTTTCTGGATCCAGCAGGTCCTGTGACCATTCAAAGATTTGAAGAAGTCAAGTACAACAAGCTGGTCAAGTTTGAACAAGAGGCACGTGGCTTCTTTTGGATCCCCGAAGAAGTGTCATTGACCAAAGATGCCAATGACTTTAAAGATGCGTCAGACACTGTGAAGCACATTTTTACATCAAACCTACTGCGTCAAACAGCCCTGGACAGTTTGCAAGGACGTGGGCCAGCACAGGTGTTTACTCCTGTGGTGGGCATACCTGAATTAGAAGCCTTGATGTACAACTGGAGTTTCTTTGAAACCAACATCCACAGTCGTAGCTACAGTCATATCATTCGCAACATCTACAATGTGCCCAAGGATGTGTTCAACACCATTCATGACACCAAAGAAATTGTGGATATGGCGTCAAGTGTGGGCAACTACTACGATGCATTGCATGTGATCAACTGTCGTAAAGAAGCAGGCGAACTAATCACAGAGAGTGAACACATCCGAGCAATTTGGTTGGCACTCAATGCCAGCTATGCATTGGAAGCATTCCGTTTCATGGTATCGTTTGCCACCAGCTTGGCCATGGTAGAGAATCGTATTTTCATTGGCAATGGCAATATCATCAGCCTGATCTTGCAAGATGAAATCCTGCACAAGGACTGGACTGCATGGATCATCAATCAAGTGGCCAAAGAAGATCCTCGCTTTGCTGCTGCCAAGACCGAATGTGAAGCCGAAGTATATCAGTTGTACCTGGATGTGATTCGTGAAGAAAAGGCCTGGGCCGACTACTTGTTCCAGAAAGGTCCTGTGATTGGGCTCAATGCCAACATCTTGCGTGACTTTGTGGATTATACAGCAGCCAATGCTCTCAAGGAAATTGGTATCAAGTATTTAGAACCAGCACCCAGAAGCACACCCATACCGTGGTTCATGAAGCATGTGGACACGTCGAAGAAACAAACTGCACTGCAGGAGAACGAATCAACTAACTATGTTATTGGTGTCATGGGAGATGCCATCGACTACGAGGAATTGCCTAATTTATGATTGACGACAACTGGTTCAAGCAAGGTGGATTTACAACCTACAAGTATCCAACACCCATTAGCTATGAAACTGCCACAGACAACGGCACAGTGGATACACTAGAGGGTCCTGTGAACTACACAGTGGGTCACAAGATTATCACAGGCCCCAAGGGCGAGCGGTATCCTGTGAGTCCCATCAAGTTCTCTGCGTACTACGACGACAACGGTGATGGCACGGCTACTCCCAAGAAGATCATGAAAACTGCTCGACTGGCTGACCATGACGGTGTGGTAAAAGCCAGCTGGGGCAACTTGGAATACACCAAAGGCAATGACTATATTGTTCGTCATGGCCCAGGTGATTACGGTGTTGTTAAAACAGACATCTTTGCCAAAACATACCACATACCAACAAAAGGAAAATGAAATGAAAGCAATAGTATGGTCCAAAGACCAATGCGCCTTTTGCGAACAGGCCAAAGGCCTGTTGGAAAGTCGAGGCATCGAATATGAAGTGCGCAACATCAGTCACGATTGGACTCGCGAACAATTATTAGAAGCAGTGCCAACTGCCAGATCAGTGCCACAGATATTCTTGGATGAAGAATACGTGGGTGGATTCCAGGAACTGCGCCAAAGGTTGCAGTAATGCCACAATTCACATCTGACTGGTTCAGCAATGCCTTGGTCAATTTTGATTATATCACCAACTACTTACAAAAACAAAAAACAGTTGACAGCATATTGGAAATAGGCAGCCACGAAGGTCGCAGTACCTGCTGGATGTTGGAACACATGCTGAGTGACACAGGCACAATTACTTGCATAGATCCATTTGCTGACCGTCCTGTCACAGCATTCAGTCATGACTCAATCCCTGAAGATCGCAGCATTGAACAACGTTTCCGTGCCAACACAGCAGAAGTCCAGAAGCCTGGTCAAACCGTAGAAGTCGTGGTTAACATGAGTTTCCCTGCTCTGGCGCAATTGATTGTGGATCAACGTCAGTATGACTTTGTCTATGTGGATGGCAGTCACAACGCAGATGATGCCTTGGCAGATGCTGTGATGTGCTTTGGATTGTTGCGCCCCGGAGGCGTGATGTTGTTTGACGATTACTTGTGGGAAGATGATCAACATTATTTGGGTCGTTGCAAGCAAAGTATTGATGCCTTTGTGAACATGTTTTATCACAGGCTTCAGTTGGGCTTGGTAAATTATCAGTTGGCAATAGTTAAAAAGGAACTAGAATGAGCGTTGAAGCAGGAAAAACATACACCATGCGCATGGGTTATGGTGAAGAGATAGTGGCAAAAATTGTTGGATTTGATACAGCCACTTATACATTGAGCAAGCCCGTGGCAGTGGTGCCTGGACAGCAAGGCATACAGTTGATGAACTCACTGTTTACCGCAGACCCCGAGGCAGAAGTCACGGTAAATAAGTCTAGCGTGGCCATGATTGCTCCTGTGCGCGAAGACGTTGGGGACAGTTATTTGGAAGCCACAACAGGCATCAAGCCTGTGCGCAGTAAAATCTTAATGGGATAAAATGCCAGGAATACAACGAGTAGGAGATGCAAATGGCGCAGGTGGAGTTACTACTTCCGGTGTGTCTTCGGTGCGGGCAAACGGCCGCCCTGTTGTTGTGCCCGGCGGCTCAGTAACTCCGCACCCATGTTGCGGCCGCAAAGGCTGCCCGCCTATTCATTGTAGTGCTGTCACATCCGGTGGATCAGGATCTGTCAGAGCCGGCGGACGTCCTATAATACGTAGTGGCGACTCAGACACCTGCGGTCATTCACGTACAGCAGGCAGCGGCACAGTGAGAGCAGCATAATGATACTGTCAACTGCAACACCCTTACAACTCATAGCAGGTGTGGGATTTTATTCAGGCAATGCCATTGCAGGCAACATACAATTGGCCAACAATGTGGCCAGTTACAATTCATTGGCACCTATTGCCAATTTGTTGTTTGTGATTGGTCAGGCTGCAAGCAATACATCATTGGGCATTGCCAATGTTACATTGGCCAATCTCAAAACATTGGGGGCCAATGTTGCAGGCAACTATTGCCCTGCTCTGGGTGACAGTGTGCCCAGCAATGTTTCATGGACTGTGGGCAACGCAGGATATGCCACTTCAATTTCCACAGCAGGCAGCACGTATCTAGGCAACGGAAGTTTTGGAAATTTTGCACAGGCGTTTGGTGCTGCTCAAGGCTATATTTCACTCACAAACTATATCATCAACAGTGTGGTCAATGCCAACAGCACAGACTACCTTGGTCCTACATTCACCAACATGACCAATTTGATCACAGCCGACATTGCCCAGGTCAACTTGGCATTTCCTGCATTTGGTGCAGATTTAGCCTTGACCGGTGACCTGATTGACTTTGTGAACATTGATCGTTTTGGTACCCCTGCTGTGTTGTTACACCAGTTGGCTGTGAAAGGCAATATCCTAAATGGTTCAACTCCGGCGGTGACTGCGGCACTACAAGCCCAAGGGCTCACCGATCAGAACATTGCTGATCTTGTAAATCTCAACCAACAAAGTTTGTTCAATCCTGATGGTCTCACAGCCAATCAGTTTGATCGTTTACAAAAAGCAGCTTATCCTGGATTGCTTGCAGTGACTGGCGCTGATTTGCAAACAGTATTGGATATTTTGAACTGTACCTTGCCAAACATCACTACCATGGGTGATCTGTTGAATCCTGTAAAAATATTCCCCACTAGTTTTTCCAGCTTGACCTTGCCCACGCCCAATGGACCAGTGTTGATTTACGACACCGCAGGTTCGGTCAACAGTGTGATTGAGCCTGTATTGAATTCAGGCAGCATTACTCCCACAGGTTGTGATGATCTTGGCAAAATTATACCAACAGCACAGGCAGCGGCCAACCGAGCATTGCAGATTGCATTCCAACAAATCAAAGGCATCACTGATACCACTGCACCACAACTGGCGGCCATACTGCAATGACCACACTCACACAAACAGCAGCCGCTGCGGCAGCATACTCAAGACGTCTATGCACACTCAAAGGGCTAGACTTAGTGGCCAACAACTCAACTGTTTTGCCTGCCGACGTGGTTGCATGGTATCAAGCCAATTTGGCCAAGGGAGCAGGACCCAATGGCACATATGTGCTCACAGACTTTTTTGGATCAGCTGCTGGTGTTCCTTACAACGATTATTTGCCCACAGTCACAGCAACTATAAATGCCCAACTCACTGCTGGCACACTGACCACACTCAACACCATATATTCCGTTATGAAAAATCTCATTACCGATGTGTATGGGGTACCTGGCGCAATTGTTCTTCCGGCGCCTTACACCGCAGGCAATCCTTACGCTTCATATGATGATGCGTTGGTAGTGCTGATCACAGCCGCGGATGCGGCCATTGGCATTGCCGTCACAGCCATGGGCGCTGCCACAACAACATTGAACACCAATTGGTATAGTATGACGTCACATTCAGCAAATGAACTTGTCAATCAAACCAGTGCCAGTATTGACTTTGCTACAATAGTCCCGGGCTCACAATTGCCTATCACTGCTTTTATTCCTTCCTTGGCCGGCTACGGCCAAGAAACACAAGTGGACATGGCCTCACAATTTTTGGAAAGCATTGCCAACACGGCCAACCAATATGGTCAAGCCATGGTAGGTGCTCTACGTGAAGGGCGCAACATCGCTGGTATTAATTCTATCAACCTTGAAATAGACAATGGCGTACCACAATCGCCCAGTACAGTGCCTCCACAAGCCACACTGAGTAGCTGTGAATACACCCCCGCCGAAGCCAGGGCACTGGTGTAAAAAGTAGTACTCTAGTAGTACTTGACCAATAATTCCCAAAATGCTATAATACAGCATAAATTGGGCAAATCAATTAGAACAACAACCGCTACAGGTAATACTATAGTACTAAATTTACCGTGGCAGAACTGCTGGTGATTATAGTGATTATATTTTGGTTGACCAAAAATGCCCAATTTGCTATAATACACACATAGACAGCAAAAAGGAGCACACAATGATCAAAGTAGCAAAGATGACAGACGGCAGAGTAGTTGAAGTCGTTCGAGTTGCTGACACTGTTAGGTTCAGCCCTGAGCCAGGGTGGGTCATGGTGTGCTTTGACTTTGAAAAGCCCTTTCGCAAGCGGACTGAGTTCAAATGGATGCCGGTCACTACCCGATTTGATTGGGTGCGGGAATACGCTTTTGGTTGACCAATAATTCCCAAACTGCTATAATACACACATAGACAACAAAAAGGAGCCCCAAATGAGTTATGTAATTGTCGCAAAAGGTACAGGTCTTATTGTCACAGACGGTCCCAACAAAACCCGTGCATACAAAACTTATGGTGCCGCACGTGCCACTCGTACCCGTCTTTGCCGCAAAGCAGGTTGGAGTGCTGGTGACCTGAGCATTGTTGCTCGTGACACTTATGTTGCACCCCGGATCACTGTTCGCAATTTGATGTCAGGTAAGCCTGTGGAGATTGACGCAGATACACCCTGGTGTTGCAACCCAGCCAGCGAAACTTACTGGAGCATGTAACACTTGAGTGTTACTGTTTTGGCGGTTGACCAATAATTGCCAAAATGCTATAATATGAACATATTGTAACAAAAGGAGCCCAAGATGGAACAACTCACTCAAATCCAACAAATCAATTCCGCAATCATGTTTGGCAATTTGACCAATACTGAACTCAACAGCATTGTCAGTGCCGTGCAATATGCTCGCGCTCAACTTGGCAAGCAAAAAATTCGTAGTTTTGCCAAAGGTGACACAGTGAAATTCACCAGCGCCAAACGTGGTGGCCTTGTGGTACAAGGCACAGTCACAAAGGTGGCCATCAAGTATGTCACAGTCAAAGACGGTGCGATGTTGTGGCGAGTGCCTGCCAACATGTTGGAGGCAGCATAATGAATGAACGAATGTTTGAACTACTGGCTCAAGCCCGAGGCCTGCCGGTTGATACAGTCAAGGCAGCGCCATTTGGATCATGCCTGTTGACACCTGCACAGTTGGCCAAATACACCCAGTTGGTTATACAAGAGGGTGCCGCAGTAACCAAACAACATTTTGGAGTTGAATAATGGGACTCGACATGTACGCATACGTGGCCGCTCGAGCAGGCCAACAAGATGAATTTTATGAAGGCGCAGAGTGGGACGAGGCTCATAAAGAGCACCGTAATCCCAATGTCAACCGGCCAAGAGAAATTGCCTACTGGCGCAAACATCCCAACCTGCACGGCTGGATGGCTCGATTGTGGTTGGCTCGTGAAAACAATGAACTGCGTGAGGTAGACAACTTCAATGGCATTGAACTGGAACTCACTGCTGAAGATTTGGACAACTTGGAGTTGGCAGTAAAAAATAAGCAACTGCCCTCGACCTCAGGATTCTTTTTTGGCAACGAAGCAGATGATTACTATCGCGAAAGCGATTTGAAATTTATCCAGATGGCCCGGGCAGAAATGTTTTTAGGGTTGAAAGTATTCTATAACTCATCATGGTAGCCCTGTAAATATATGCATGACATCGATTTCTCACACACTCAATTCAACGGTATCACTGTGGCAGCTGATTGGATAAGAGATCTTGAAAGTTCCGACAGTCGCTTGCACAAAGAAAAGGTGATTGAAAAAGCACTCATGGCCTCAAAGTTGGGCAGTGCCAACGCACAGTGTTTTTTGTTCAACTGCTATCAGGCCTACAATCCCTACTACACATTCCATGTGAAACAGGTGCCTGAGAGTTCGGGCATTGAACATGCTGAAAACCCTTGGCCTGTGTTCTGGGGCTTGCTGGAAGGCCTGCGCACACGATCCATCACCGGCCATCGCGCCAGAGATGCCATCCTGGAAACAATGAAACGCTTTGATAGTGTAGAATGGAACAATCTCTGCAGACGGGTGATCACCAAAGATCTGCGGTGCGGCATCTCAGAGAAAACACTGAACAAAGTGTTGGGTCGAACAGAGTGGCGGATTCCTGTGTTCAGTTGCCAGTTGGCACAAGACTCTACAGACCAACCCAAGAAACTTCGAGGCATCAAACGCTTAGAATGCAAACTGGATGGTGTGCGTGTGTTGGCTGTGGTGCAAGGCACAGATGTCACACTGTACAGTCGCAATGGCAAACAGTTTGAAAACTTTCCGGAGATTGCTCAAGCCATACAAGACAATCGCAAGGCATTGGCCGTACCAAACCACACCAGCTATAGTTATGTGCTGGATGGCGAGATTGTGGGCGAGAGTTTCCAGAAATTGATGAAACAAGCACACCGCAAATCGGATGCTGTCACAGACGGCATGGTGTATCACGTGTTTGATATCATACCGCTGGACAGTTTTATCGAAGGCCACTACAACGCACAACAACACAAACGCATTGAAATGTTGGAACGTGTACGTGCCAAATTGCCTGCGGATGGTCCCTTGCAGATCATGAACGGCCTGGATGTGGACTTGGACACAGCCGAAGGACATGACATCATG